ATGACCACAAAAACGGTAGTTCTGGGCGATAAAGCCGTCCAGGTACTAGCTGAAGACGCCGCCGAAGTTGAGCGGTTCAAGCAGGAAACGGCAAAGGCTCTGGCCGACGCTGAGGCTCGATACAAGGCCGCCATTGAGGCCAAAGACGAAGAAATCGGCAAGCTGAAGGCCGAACTCGCTGATGCCAAGAAGGCCGCCGAGATCGACATTGACGCACTGGTCGAGGCCCGCACCGAGTTGGTAGCCCAGGTCAAGGCCATTGATGCCAAGATCGATCCGAAAGGACTGTCTGACGCCGAACTGCGCAAGGCCGCTGTTGTCGCCAAGCTGGGCGAAGAGATGGTCAAGGACGCGAGTGACGCTGAGATCAGTGGGATGTTCAAGGCCATCGTCAAGGGGATCAAGCCAGCTGACCCGGTTGGTGAGGTGTTCAAGTACGGCGTGAAGGATTCCGGCCTGAGCATCAATGACGCTCATGCGAGCTACGTTGCGCGACTGACCCGTCAGAAGGAGGCTTAATCATGGCTATCATTCCTACTCGTACCACCGTAGCCCGGGGCGTAGTCGGCACCTGGGCTAACATGGAAGAAGACAACGCCCGGACGGGCTTCGCGGGGGCTGAGTTTGCCGCCGGTGTTCCCGTAATGAAGGGTACGGGGGACATGGTCTATGTCCCGCTGGAAGATGGCGGTCGGTTCGCTGGTATCGCCCTGCGTGCTGTGAACATGGACGGTACCCCGACTGCTGATGGCGAGGCGACGTTCCGCGTAGGTCAGCTGTTCGGTATCGCTGACATGGGCACGGTGTACGTTCTGGCCGGCGACGACGTGACCGAGGGCGCTAACGTGTTTTACGATCCCGCCACCCGTAAATACCACGGTGCGTCTGCCGCTGGCCTGTTGCCGCTGGCTGGTTGCGAGTTCGACGAAACAGCCGCCGATGGCGAACCCGTCGCTCTCCGCATTCGACTCACCCCTGGCGCCGAACCGGTAGCCGAAGAAGAGTAAGGAGTAACAAACATGATTCAGATCAATGACGCGCAGGCCCTCAACTTCCTGCGACAGCAAACTCGGGTACTGTCGGCGCGTGCCTTCAATGTCGAGTACGACATCGTCGACTACGCCCAGCTGGTCCCGGTAAACACTGACTACCCCGAATGGGCGTCCGGTGTGGACTTCCAGGTCGGCGACCTTGCCGGTGCCGCCAAGTGGCAGAGCGGCTGGGCCGAGGACGTGCCGAAGGCTGACGTCAGCCTGATCAATGTCGGCGTGGACTTCGCCATGTACGCGGTTGGCTACGGTTACAACATCGAGGAGGTCGGCAAGGCCATGCACGCCGGCTTCCCGCTGACTGCCCGTAAGGCCATCGCTGCCCGTCAGGCTGCTGACATCTTCTGCGCCGAAACTGCGCTGTACGGCGGGGGACATCCCGGCTGGACTGGCCTGATCAACAAAGCTGGCGTCACTCCGGCGCTGTCGCCGAACACCGGCACCGGTAACGCGCGTAACTGGGTTGACGCCAATGGCGTTGGTCTGAAAACCCCGGAACAGATCGTGGCCGAGCTGAACCAGCTGTTGATGGGTCCGCCCAGCTCCAGCGGTGTTCTAACCAGCCTGATCGGTGACACCATTCTGCTGCCGCCGCGCGCGTATCAGTACATCGCCCTGACGCCCTTTGGTGTGACTGCGCCGAACATGACCATCCTGCAGTGGTTCATGGCTAACAACATCTACACCACTCGGACTGGCCGCCCTGTGACCATCCGCGAACTGCCTGCCCTGGCCACTGCCGCCACGGACAGCGCCGTGGCTGGTCAGGGCCGTGCAGTTGGCTACCGGAACGCTCCGGACGCCCTCGAGCTGCCGATGCCTATGCCGTTCCGCTTCCTGGACGTGTATCAGAGCGGGCCGATGCAGTGGCAGGTCCCGGGCATCGGTCGCGTAGGCCAGCTCACTGTGATTCGCGAGGGCGCTCTACGCTATCTGGACGGGGTGTCTCCGGCCTAACGGAATAAGGGGCTGGAAACAGCCCCTTTTTTCTACGAGGACCGACAATGGCTATTACTATCCACAACCTCACCAACTCGCCTTTCGATCTGCTGAACGACAAGGGCGAGAAGGTGCGAATTGCTGCCCGTGGATCAATTGTCGGATTCAAGCCGCACCCGAGCCAGTTGCCGTTTTATCGATCGCTTGGCTATTTCCGGATTGAGGAAACTGGGCGGGATTCGAAGCGGGATCAGCAGCAGGAGCTCCATCCAGAGGAGGAGGAACTGACTCTTGCCGACCGGTACCGCGAGCTGACCGGCAAAGACCCTGACAAGCGTTGGAGCGCCAAGCGGCTTCGGGCAGAGGTGGAGAGGCTGCAATGAGCTACGGGACCGACGAGGACTTTCTCGCGTGGCTTGCAGCCCAGGGGCTGTCCCTGCCAGACGACGCGCCTGCACCTGCCGTGCTTCGCCAGATCGGCAGTAGCTATGTAGACGCTGCTTATGAGTATCGCCTCGGCTGTAGCGAGCGAACGGGGGGTTTCGAGCAGGAGCTAGCGTGGCCGCGCAAGGGGCACTATCTCAACGGCAAGCCCGTGCCGGACGACCTTATCCCGCAAGCGTGGGTGCATGCGGCCTATCGGGCGGCTTACCTGCAAGCTATACAGCCTGGATGGGCAACCGGCAGCCGCGATGGCAACCGAGTGACCAAGCGAGAGAAGGTGGACACAATCGAGAGGGAATTCTTCGGCGCTGACCAAGCTCCAGGCTCTGACGCGGCGCCCGGCATGGTCTCGGACAGCATCATCAATAGCCTTGTGCTGCCGTGGCTATGCCCGACTGGTCGCAGCCTTAACAGCCTGTTCCGGGTGGTGTGATGGCTGACTTCTATTCTGAGATGCGACAGATGGCAGAGGAGCTGCTGGCTCCGACTAGCCAAGGCGGATTGGGACAGGGCTCGATTGTCCTGTCCCGCCAGTCCAGTACGCCCGGCGCTAATCCGTGGGACCCGCCGGTAATCACGACAACGACCGAGACGCTGAAGGGCGCTGTCCGTGGTGTCAGTAAAGAGCTGATCGGGGTAGAAGTGGGTGGAACCGTGATTCTCGCATCCGACCGACAGGCTATCTGCGCGCCGCCCCAGATGGGCTATACAGCCGGTGATACGCTCGTTGTGGACGGTGTGCCGGTGCATATCATAGCGGTGCAGAACATTCCGGCCGCCGGCACCGTGTCGGCAGTCAGATTCATAATTCGCGGGTAGCTATGGCCATCACACCCACCCGATCCCAGGCACGACTCTTCGCACAGCTCATAGCAGAGCTGGAGCCACGCATTCGCGCCGGGTTTATGGCGGCTGTCACCGACCTGACGGCGAACGTTAACTGGCGCGAACTGCTGGCTAACCTGGAAGCGGGGAACATCGAAGGGGCCATTGCAGCACTTAACATCAGTCCGGCAGCCTGGCAGCAGTACAGCGAGGCCGTGAGTGCTGCCTATGCCGCGTCAGGCTCGGCGTATGCGGCACAGATCCGGATGGTCGGAATTGGCACCATTGGCACCCGCTTTAACATGCTCAACCCTCGCGCCGAGCAGTGGATTCGCGAGAACGTGGGCCGCTCGATTGCCGGATTTGTCGAAGAGCAGATTGAGGTCGCTCGGCAGACTATCGCAGCAGGCTATCAGCTAGGGAAGGGGCCGCGTGACATTGCCATCGACCTTGCCGGGCGCGTTGTGGCAGGCCGGCGTCAAGGTGGAGTTCTTGGGCTAGACGCCCCGCGGGCTGAGCGGCTGAGAATTGTAACTGAGGCGATGAAAACCGCCGAAGGGGTTCGGAGTCTCGTTATCGAGCACCAGTCAGGAGCGCTGTCACTGCGCTATAAGGTCAACAAAGCGACCGCTAACAGAATCCTGGCAGCGTACAGAAAGGGCGAAGCGGTGCCCGAAGCCCAACGAGCCATCAGTGGGCGCCAGTACAAGAACGCCCTGCTCAAGGATCGTGCCGACACCGTGGCCCGCACCGAGACGGCAGCTGCCGTACTCAATGCCCACGATGAGGCCTTCCGGCAGACCATGGAGCAGCAGGGCATTCGCCCCGACCAGGTGGTCAAACGTTGGCGGCATGGTGGGGGCCCTACTGCGCACCATCGCCCTGACCATTACGCCATGGACGGTACAGAGGTTGTCGGCATGGACACTCCGTTTGTGTTTCCGGACGGCACCGCCATGCTTTTCCCACATGATCCGGCTGGCGGGGCGAGACACAACATTAACTGCCGGTGCCAGGTTGAGTACAGGGTCAACTATGAGGTGGACTGATGGCTAGCTTCGCAGAGGCAGTAGGTGCATGGGCTTCCGCAACCGAGCGGCGGCTTTCTGCTGTCCACAAGAAAGCTATCGAGAAGCTGGCAATGGAAATGACTCGCACCCGCGCCGAGGGCGGCAACGTCCCTGTGGATACCGGGAATCTCTATCGTTCCCTGCTGGCGTCCACGACCGGCATGCCGAAGACCGCAGAGGGGCCGTTTGCAGGATCGAACGTACCGTCGGTTATCGCCACACTGCGGATGAACGACCCCGTATGGCTGGGTTATCAAGCGAAGTATGCCAGAAGGGTCAACTTCGGCTTTGTCGGCGCGGATGCGCTGGGCCGGGTGTATAATCAGCAGGGGGCACACTTCGTCGAACGCGCCATTGCTATGTGGTCGCAGATAGTCCGCGAGGCGGTGGAGGAAGTGAAGAATGCCAGCCGTTGAAGTGAAGATCTGGCTTGCCCTGAAGTCGCGCATCGACACGCTTCCGCTTGGCTTCGCCAAAGCATGGCCAGCCGAGACGTTCACGGTCCCGCACGCTAACGGCCAGCTGCAACCCTATATCCGCATCGGCACCGTAACTGTTGACCCTGTACCCGTCCAGATCGCCACTGGCAAGCCGCACGTTCGCACCGGGACATTGATACTCACCCTGGTGCATCCGATGACGGAAGGTTGTAGCATGCCGGTCTATAGCCAATATGCAGGAACCATTGCCGAGCATTTCGCTGACGGAACGGAAATGCGGTATGATAATGTCTGTGTGAAAGTAACCGCACAGCCGCATGTGCAGCCGGGTTACGAGGACAATGGCTATTGGACTATCCCGGTTTCAATCCCGTGGAGGACAGTTGCATGAGCTGCAAAGAGTGCGAAGAACGCCGCAGGCT